GCGCGTGCGCGTGCGACACGCCATCGGCATCGGTGTCCGCCCACTCGACTCGCACCTGGACTGCGCCAGTTTCTTGATCGACGCTGAAGCCAGCAACTTCGCCGACGATGGGCGCGGGCAACACTTGCTCGACCTTTTGGCCCTTGGTGAATTGCATGAGGTACCCCTTACAGTGCCAGCGAATAGCTGACGTTGACGACGTTGCCGCTCGACACCACTTGATCGCCGCCCGAGAACAGGCCAGCCGACAGCAAGGTGCCCGCCGTGCTCATGAGCGTGGTGACAGCACCCGAGCCGTAGACGAGGAAGGCCCCCTTCAAGGTGCCGGCGCCAGTCATCGTGAAACTCACGGCGGCGCTGGCGGCTTTGACGCCACCGGAGGCCGCCGACCAGGCCGGCGCGATGCGCGCGGCGAACGTGGGCGCGTTGGTGCTGCCCGCCTCCGTCCACGAACCGTGGGAGGCCATGGTGTCGGCGGCGACCGGCACGCTGGCGTAGCTGATCGAGGAGATCAGGCCCATGTAGGGCCCGACCACGGTGTAGGCGCTGCCGGCCAGGATGGTGTCAAGCGCGAGGTTTTTGCCGACCGTGGTGACCACGTTGTCGATGTAGTCCTCCCACAGCAGCGGGCCGCCTTCGAACTCGAAGCACTGGACGTGGTAGCGCCCCTTGGCATGTGCGGCCTCGCCCATGGCAACAGGCATGGCGACGCTCGCCGCGGCGCTGGCCACAGCGTTCAGTTTGTCTTGCATGGGGAATCCTTGGTTGGGCGCAACGTGGCGGCGGCTCAGCCAGCCACCAGCGATTCGGCGTAGGCCACGGCGGCCTTGCTGCCGTCCAGCTCATGCGGCCCGCCGTCGGCGTTGTCGGCCTTCAGCGTTCCGATATCGACCAGCGCAACTGCGTTGACCTGCCCGTGCACGCAGGTGACGAGCACACGGGCTTTGACTTTTTTGCTGCCCTGCTTGGCAGCCGCGTCAGCATCAGCCGCGGCCTGGGCCTGGGCGGCCGCCAGTTCTTCGGGGGTTTGTTCGCTCATGGGGCGTTCTCCATTCAGACAAAGAAATGGGGAGCAGGCGTTTGCACGCGTGCACCCCACAAAGACGCGCCGCTCTCAAAGCGCGCCGGAGACAACTGCAACGGGCTCAGGTGGCGCTGTTCTGGTAGTACTTGACAGCCGTGGTGTCGAGCAGGTTGGCGCCGCAACGCGCCCACGCCACGAAGCCGACCTGGCCTTTCAACATGAAGGCCGAATCGTCAAAGCGGAACACCTGCAACTGCATGGCGTCACGGATCAGGAACTTGTTGAAGTCGCCGAAGAGCATCGACTTCGCGTTCGCTGCCATGGTGGCCATGTCGTTGTTGATCTGCACCGGGTAGCCGAGCAGTTCATCGGGCGTGCCCTTGGTCATGCCGGCGTCGTAGCTGGGGGTCCAGATGGGGCGGCCCGCGGTGTCCTTGATCTTGCGCACGACCTTGCGGCTGGCCTGGCTGAACATCCACTTGTTGGGGCTGTAGGCGTAGTCGATCGCGTCGACCATGTCCACCAGGTCGTCGTAGATCACCGTCAGCGTCTGGCCGGTCGTTCCGACTTTGCCGGAGCTCGACTGGGTGACCACCCCGAACGGCTGGCCGCTGCCGGTGCCGGTGGTGAAGCCCTGGTTCTGGATGCGGCCGATGCGGTCACCCAGGCGCTTGAAGATCATGGCCACGATGTCGATCTGGCTGTCCATCATCAGCTCGATGGGTACCGCGATCGACTTGGACCCGCTCTTGAAGGTGTTGACCGCGACGGTGCCAAACACCGGATCGGCCGCGGCCGCGGTGGTGTTTTCCGCAACCCACTCGCCGACTTCCGCAGTGCCATCGCTGGTGGGGTAGGACAGCGGGGCGCCATCCATGGTGGTGATCTGCTGCGCGACGTCGCGCACGCCGCGGTAGCCTTTGAGGATGTCGATCAGCTCGGTGGCGATGTCGCTCTGCACCGAGAAGGCACCCTGGCTGCCGGTCTGGGTGCCGAGCGTGTTGCGAATCTGGCCCATCTCTTCGCGGTTGAGCGCGCCAACACCTTCTTTCAGGTACTTGGCGAAGATCTCGCGCTTGAGGTTCTTGGACTGGTTGCCCGGGTCCTTCGGATCGCGGCGGAAGGCCTCGGCCTCGGCGCCGGTCAGTTCCGTGCGGTCTGCGTCCATGAGGCGCTGGGTGGCGTCCATCTTGGACTGGACGCGCTCGGCCTCTTCCATCTTGTCGTCGAAGGACTTCTGGCGCGCGGCGTCCCAGTTGTCGGTGCCACCCTCGGCGAGGATGTTCTTGGCTTCTTTGTTGAGGAGAGCGAGGCGCTCCCGCAGTGCTTGCATGCTCATGATGGCCCTTTCTTGGCTGTGAGCTGACAAAAAAAAGGCCACCTCGACGGGTGGCCAGCTATCGACGCGGGAAGCGTCAGATTCGGTCGTAGAGGCGCAGCCGGTTGCGGTTGGCCTGCAACTGGCGATCGGCCGCCGCAGCAAGGGCTGCAAGGTCGGACTGTTGGGGTTGAGGCTTCGCCTCGCGCTTGGGCGCGTTGGCGTAGGCGCTGAGGTTCCAGCGATCGACGGGCTCGGTGGCCTCGCCCTGCTGGGTGGCTGGCTCGATCTCGTCGATGAACTTGGCCGCCAGCGCTTCGTCGGCGGTGAACCAGGTTTCGGCGTTCATCCAGGCCACGGCCTGGTCGAGCGCGCACCCGGTCTTGCGCATGTAGCTTTGCGCGATGGTGCCGTCGATCTTGTCGAGCAGGTTGGCGGTGTCGAGCAGCGCTGTCTTGTCACCGTAGGCCAGCGTCCAGGAGTTGTGCACCATGAACAGGCCGCCTTCGACCATGCAGACTTTGCCAGCTGCAAGCGCCAGGTAGGTCGCAGCGCTGGCGCACAGGCCATCGATGCAAGCCTCCACCGGGCCGGTGTAGGCTGCGATGGCCGCGGCCATGGCTCGGCCTTCGAACACGTCTCCGCCGGGGCTGTTGATGTGCAAGGTGACCGGTTGTCCTGCGGCGGCCGTGAGCGCATCGATCAGGCCGAGCGCGCTGGCACCCCAGTAGGGATCGATCACGTCGTAGACATAGATGTCGACAACACCCTGAGCCACTTCGGAGCGGATGGGCACCGGCCCTTCGGCGCGTGCCGCGTTGTCACGCAGCAGCTGCAAGAGCTTGTTGATCTTCATGGGGCGGATGCTCCGTTGGTCGAAGGGGGGGCGCTGCGCTGGGCACGGAAAAGCGTGGCCGATTCACCACCAAGGGCGGGCAGGTTCTTGAGGCCGCCCAGAGCGAAGCGGACGGCCTCGGCCTGGGCTTTGCTGTCGCCTCGCAGCAGGGCATCGAGATCGAACTCGACAAATTGGCCGGCGCGGCGAAACAACTTTCGGTTCAGCTCTTCTTCCCAGCGGCAGAGGTGCGGCTGCAAGGTGAATTTGACGAAGCCGAGCGTGATCTGCTCGACGCCGGTTCCCCAACTGCTGGTCTTTTCGTTCTCGCCGATCATCACGGGCGGCACACCCATGGCTTGGCAAATGTCTTCGCGCTCGAAGCGGCGCGACTCCAGCAACTGCATGTCGACGGGCGAGATGCTGAGCGGTGTGGCGGTGCCGCCCTCGGTCAGCACAAGCGGCAGCAGCTGCTGCGTGGTACCCGAGCCGTAGGTGGCGACGAAGCTCTCGCGCAGCAGCTTCTTCTGGTCATCGTTCAACTTGTTCGGGTAGGTGAGCGCGATCTTCGGCATCGCACCCTGCCCGATGCTCTTGCCCGAGTAGTCGCTTGCCGCCAGCGCGTTGCCGATGGCGTTGCGCGCGGCATACTGCACGACGCTGATGCTGCGCCGGCCGTCGTAGCCGAAGCCGGTGAAGTGCAGCACGTCGTCCTGGTCGAGCGTGTAGGCCGTCCGTTGCAGGGGGTCGTGAATGTCGTAGGCCAGGCGCAGATCGCCATCGGGACCGATGTAGCGGCGGATGTTCACGTAGTCGGGGTGATGCGGGAACAGGCCGGCAACCTCACCACCGGTGGATGCGCCCGGCTTGCGCATGATCTCGGTGATCTGATCGCCGCGCAGGTGCACGCAACGAACGATCCATTCCTTCCAGCTGGCAGCGGTCCATGCGGCGGTGGGCTGTTCATTCAGCATCCACCACAGCGGCGAGTGCGGCATCACCGGCTCTCGGTCCCCGGTCTTCGACATCAGGTAGTGGTGACACGGCAGCTGCAACCATGCCCCGCTGATCTTGCTGAGGCAGGCGAACACGGTGCTGACCAGCATTGCGCTGTAGTCGGTGACTGGGTAGCCGCTCGAGGTGGGGATCGGCGCGAACAGCTCGCGGATGGTGGCGAGGTCGGTGCTGAATGCTCCACCGAGGTTGGCCACTTGCAGCGGCGCCGACGTCGATGTGGTCAGCCCGTCCGCAACGCGCCGCGCCCGCGCCGGATCAGCCGCGATCCATTCGGCCATGGCTCCGCCAGCCCGGAAGGATTGCGCCTTCGCGGTCGATTTGAGGATCTCGCTCATGCGTTGAGGTTGACGAAAGCCTGGCTGTGCGAATCGCTCTCGCCGTACATGGCGCGCCCGATGGCCATGGTGGCAGCCACCGCGGGGTCAATCTTGTTTGCGCTCTTGCTTTTGTCGGGCTTCTTGTTGCCCGCCGGGTCTTTCGCAGCAACAAGGTTGGAGAGGCCCCAGCTCAGCACCGGGTCGCCGTTGTGCATGATTTCCTTGCGCAGCACGAGGCGTTCAAATTCGTTCATCGCGGGATTCATGCTGACGAAGCCCTGACCGAATGCGACCATGGGCGCACCGTCAGCCAGCATGTCATTCACGAGCTGGCTGCTGTTCCAGCGGTCGAAAGCGATTTCCTGCACGGGCAACTTGTCGAGCGCCTCGCGCAGGTCTTTCTTGATCCACTCGTAGTCGACCATGTTGCCGGGCGTGGTGGTGAGCCAGCCTTCGCGCTTCCATTGGCTGTACAGGTGGCGGTTGCGGTTGCCCGGGTCTTCGAGCGCGTCTTCGGGCACGTAGTGAAAGCCGAGCAGGCGGCGCGTGCCGTCGTTGCAAGTCACGTCGAAAACGACGCTGCACAAGTCAGACACGACGGCCAGATCCATGCCACCGTAAGCCTTGACTGCAATCGGCGCCACATCGGCCAGGGTGTAGGACCGCTGCGGAAGCGCAATCCACTTCTCGATCGGGAACCACAGGCCTTGTCGGCGCACCCAACGGTTGAGGTGCTTGGTCTCGAAGTTGTCCCGCGAGCCGGGCACATTGCGCGCGAGCAGTGCGGCCTGGCGCAACTTGTCGACGCGGGCACTGACGCCGATGTTGGGATTGGCCTTGGGCCAGATCGCCTCATCGAAAATGTCATCACCATCGTCGATGTCGTACAACACGGCGAGGTAGGTGTCGTCGAGCAGCACGCCTTGCAAAATCTTCTGGCAGTAGTCTTCCTGTTCGAGGCAGATGCTGCCGTCGATTTGAAAGCCGGCCGTGGTGATGGCCAGCATCAGCGGGTTCTCGCGAGCACCCATGGCGCTGTCGAGCACGTCCCACAGATCGCGCGTGGGGTGTGCGTGCAGCTCGTCAATCAGCGCGCCCTGCGGGTTCAGCCCGTCCTGCGTCTTGGCATCTGCGCCGATCGGCTCAAACTTGCTGCTGTGGTCACGCGTGAAGATGCTGTTGCGGTGCACCTCGAGCAGCCTGCGCAGACTGGGCGACTGGCGCACCATCATCTTCGCTTCGCTGTGCGAGATTTTCGCCTGTTCCATTTTTGTGGCGGCGGAGTAGACCTCAGCCCCGAGCACTCCATCGGCAGCCAACAGGTACAACCCCACCGCAGCGAGCAACGTGGTCTTGCCGTTCTTGCGCGCGACTTTCCACAGCGCCTTGTTGAAGCGGCGCAGCCAGGCACCCGTCTCGCTGTCCTTGCGGAGCCAGCCGAACATCACCGCGATCCAGAAGGCCTGCCAGCCCGACAGCACGAAGGGCCGGCCGGCGAACTTGTCTTTGCTGTGCCGCAGGAATGAGAAGAAGCCCAGAGCATGCTGGGCGTGCGCTTCGCTGAACATCAGGCCCCTTTCATGTCCGGTTTCGATGTCTTGAAAATGCCGCTGCACAGCCATCCTCAGCCACTTGCCAACGACGATTTCGCCGGCAAGGACTGCGCGGCCGTAGCCCTCCCACTCAACCGTGGGCGCTACGCTGCGCGCGGCTTGTTGCGAATGTGTTGGCCGAGCTCGTCGGGGCCGAACAGATTGGGCTGGCGGTCGTCGCTCAGCGCGGCCTTCGCT